CGCGGTCGACGCCAGGCCGAACGCGCACCACGACAGGACGCCGACGATTCGCACGCCGTCGAGCGTGCCGGGAACCGCATCGGGGAACGGCTTGGAACCGCCGGGAACGCACTGGTGTTTCGTAATGGTGATTGGCATTGGTTCTATCTCAACAGGTGCCGTCGATCGCCTGAGTATTGAGGATCAGCCAGACAAGTAGGCCGTCGAAGTCGCGGTATGGGAATATTGCGACGAACGTTCCGTCGGGTATGCGGACGGCGTCGAACGAGCCGGGAAGGTTCGTCGGATCGACGCCGTAGGAGTATGCACCTGCCGCGTCGTTGGACAGCTCCGAAATTGAAATCGCGGTGCCTGTCTGCGCTCCGACGTACCCCTTCGCCGCCGGCGTCGTGCCGGTGATCTTCGCCGCCTCCCAGTTGTAGGTCCACCGCTTCGTGGCGCCGCTGATCGCCGTCGCGCCGGTGATCCGCACCAGCAGGAACGGCGGCGCCTCCAGCAGCTGCGGAGCCTGCGCCGCCTGCCAGATCCCGAGCCGGAACCGGTCGAGGTCGTCGCGCATCAGACCCAGTACCCCTTCTCCACCAGCGCCTTCAAATCGGTGTCGCCGGCGTAGATGTTGTTGAAGTCGGTCGAGCTTCGCGCGATGCGCTTCCAGCGGACGTCCGCGGCGGCGTTCGCGACGCCGCCGACGGTCGCGGTCTTGACCTTGCCGTCGCCGTCGAGCGTCGCGACCTGCGAATGGTGCGCGTAAGGGTCGATCAGGAAGTCGAACGAGACAAGGTAGTACTCATGCGCGGTGCGGGTGACGCTCACGCCTTCGCACAGCACGTAACCGGCGGAGACGCCGAAGAACGTCGCGCTGTTGAGCTTGTTCGCGTAGTTGGTGAGCGTCGAGGCGGCCGTGCTGATCGACACGACCTCCGCGTCCTGCGTGAACTGGAGCCGTAGCCGCGTCTGCGCGACGGTCTGCGCCACGCCACCCTGCGCGGAAAGGAAAGGAGTGCCGCCGATGTCCGATCCAGTCGAGTCGGATCCCGCCGGCGGATTCGTCGTCCACGTCTGGCGGTACGCCATCATCGACCGCTGAACGGTCTGGAACGCGACGTTGAACGGCAGATCCCAGCGCGAGCCGAAGGCGCCGACGCTCGGGTTTATGACGTACTGCGTGTCGTAGCGCGTATCCACGATGATGTGGTTCGACGGACCGTGCTGCACCGTGTAGCCGCGGCAGAGCGCCGTCTGCGCGAGTCCAGTGCCGGCCGCAGGATCACCCATCTTTGGCAACACCAGCTCGGTGATGAGCTGCGGCAACTGCGCGTCGAAGTCGATCACCGTGCCGTCGTTGCGGACGATGATCGACCGCTGAACGTAGGTCGTCGGCGCGCCAAGCTCGCCGTAGCTCGACTGGAGGCCGGTCGTGTAGTAGGTGTAGCTGGCCGTCGTGATGCTCAAATGCCTGCCTCCGCAATGCTCCGCAGGAACAGGAAGTTGGATTCGAAGAGCGTATCGGCCACGAACGACAGCGGCGCGTCCATCGCACCCTGGTATCCAAGCTGCTGGCGGCTGCGCTGCTGCACCTGAAGCTGCGCGGCGGCGCGCTCGGATTCCGCACCCGGCGGCATCGCGGCGATCGCGGCGATGTCGTTGGCAGTGCGGACATCCGAGCCGCTCAGGACCGCGCCGAGCTTCGCGGCGGCCGTCGCGCCTGCGCCGCCGAATATGTCCATAAAGCTGCTGGAGAACTCGCCGCCCGGACCGCCGGCGAGCCGCTCGGCACCGAAGAAGGTCTGCGCCAGCGTCGGTGCCTGCGTGCGCGCCTGAGCCTCGCGCTCGCGCGACGCGAGCGCGCCGAGGAGCGCGGCGTTCCCGAACCCGCCGACGCCTTCCGTCTGGAGCTTCTGAAGCTGCTCGGTGGCACCCTGCGTCGCGGCCGCGAGCGATTCCGCCATCCGGCTCGCGAGGAGGAAAGGCGCGGCGATCGCGCCGATAGCGAATCCACCCGCACCCAGCGCTCCGAGCGCGCCGCCAGCAGCGCCGAATCCAAGCGGTCCCGCCGCTGCGGTCGCCACGCCGCGGAACGCGCCACCCGGCTGGACGCCGAGGCCGCCACCGGCGGCCATTCCGCCGGCGGCGCGCTCCATGCGCCGGGAAGCCGCGCGCAGCTTCTGTTCGGCCGTCTGGATCCCGCGGTCCATCCCGGTGGGATCGACCGTCACCGGGATGTTGATCGGACTAATCTTGGCCACGCGACACCTCCGCAAGAACGGCGTTGGCGGATTCCGCGATCATCGGCGACAGGCGCGGACCGAGCCGCTTGCCTGCGTTGCCGAGATACCGCGTTTCGTAGTACTTCGTTCCACCCTGAATGCGGCGGAACCGCTTGCGCCATCGGTTCATGCGGCGCGCGAACGCGAGGATCGCGCGCATACGCGCCGCCGGCTGTCCGCGGTAGTTCCCCTGCCTCTTCGGACGGTCCGCGCCGACGGCGATCCGCGTCGGCCGTCCCTTCGGCCACGGACGCCATCCGGCTTCGTAGAAGTGCGCGCGAGCGCCGACGTCCTCGCGGATCGTGCCGGGTAGGCGCTTCACGCCGACGCCGAGCCAGATGCGCCGAGTGCGCGCGGCGCTCGCTCCCTTCGGATAGCTGGTCACCTTCTGGACGATGTTGCGGCGCAGCTTGCGCGACTTCCACGACACGCCGGCCTTGGCGGCCTTCGCGACCTGTTTCCCCCAGTCGCGAAGCGTGCGCTTGATCATGCGCGTGCGGAGCTTCGTGCTGATCGCTTCCATGTCCTTCAGCACGTCGTTGATGCCTTCTACATCGACGTCGATCCGAACGACGCGCGCGCCGCCACTACGCTGTCTTGTGCTGCGCGAGCCTTGCACGGATGCCGCTCCAGTCGGGAATATCCAGCAGCACGTTCATCGCGGCCGCCGGAACGCAGGAAAGATCGGTCCATTTCACCACGCCGAAGGCGACGCGCAGGACCGCGCGCGCCGCCTCATCTAGTCCCGGCCTTCCTCATAAAGCCTCTGGATCGCCTCCGACGCCGCCGCGACGGCGCGTCCGTCGCTCCTGAGAACCTCATCGACCGTCGCGAACATCGGCGCGTCCCCGTGCCTCAGGTGCCGCCAGACCAGCCACGCGCCGAGCGTCTCGGGACGCTCGCGCGACTCGCGCAGCGCCTCGACCATGTCGAGCGCGGACGGACGGCGCGCGACGACCGTCTCGCCTGTCGGCATGAGGATCGTGGCGTCGCGGAGCGTGAATGCGTCGGAGATCATGCGATCGTGATCGCTCCCGTGAACTGGAACTGGATCGACGCGCGCTGCACGTCGTTGGCGGCGGCGGTGACGGCGAAACTCGTCACGAATGCGTTCCCGGTGATCGTGTCGCCGCTCGCGAGCGTGAGGACGAGAGAAGCCGCGGCGGACGCGCCGTGAATCGCCGCCTCGAGGTTCGCGTGGTCCGCCTCCGAATAGAACACATCGACTTGCGCCGTGACGTTCTGGTATCCGGCGATGAACTTGGCGTTGGCGTCGCCGATCTCGCTCACCTCGTTCGGTGCGCGCGAGAACGTGAGCGTGACGCTTCCGACGGCGTTGACGACGACCGTCGCGTAGGTGAGGGATGCGAGCGCGGATGACTGCGGCATGGATTCACTCCGTGTAGTAGAGCTGCGCGGTGGCGGTGACGGTCGCCGGTCCCTGTTCGTCACCCATCTCGGGTGCAGGTTCGTCGGCCACGCGGTTCTCCCAGATCACCGCGCTGAAGTTCGTTCCCTGGTGCGTTCCAGGCGCGACCTTGTCCCGCAGCTCCTGGGCGATGTCAATGGCGTCGGCGACCTCGAGCGCGATGGCGCGGAACTCGACAGACGCGACGCGGTGCGGCGCGCTGCCGACGGTCACGGTTTCGATCGCGGTGACGTTGAAGACGATGCACGGCAGCGCGTCGAACTGGAGGCGGTAGCCGTAGGTGATACGCGCATCGGGAACGGACAGCGCCGGACCCGTCGTGAGCATCTCCCGAATCGCCTCCTCGACCTCATGCGCCGGCATCACGTCACCTCCGTGCAGAGGAGGACCGCGACGCGATCGGCTTCGTAGGTGTTGAGGATCTGCGTGATCCGCAACGTCTTCCCGCGAACCGACAGACGACAGGCCGTCGTGACCAGGCAGCGCGCGATATCCGGCCAGCGGCACCTTACCTGCCAAAGGTTCATCTCGGTCGCGCCATGCGCGTACTCGACCTCCGAGCCGCTCAGCTGCGTCAGTTCCACGCGCATCTCCCGGTTGCCGGCGTAGAGCGAATCGCGCAGACCGAGTCCGTCCTTGGACCCGCTTGGCTGAAGGACCGTCGCGGAGTAGCGGAGGCGGCCGGCGCTGATCATGAGAACGGCGCTCGCAATCTCAGGTGTTCCAGCATGAACTGCGCGCCGAGCGGAACCGCCGACAGCTGCGTCGGCGCGTTCGCCTCGGGGTTGTTGTACCACGCACCCACCAAGCTGATCACCGCCTGCACGACTTCGTTCGGCTCGGTCGCGTACCCGGCGGTATAGGTCACCACGGCGAGCGATTCGGCCTGCTTGTCCGGCACGGCTTCCTTGAACCTCAGCACCGTGAGCGGTCCGCTGCGGTCGTTGTAGTAGTCCGTCGCACCAAGCGTCTGTCCCGATCCGCTCGGATCGTTGTAGGCAATCGAGATCGTCGCCGTCCACGGCTGGACGGCGTAGGCGGTGTCGACCCAGTCGGTGAGGTACATGGTGCGGTTCGCGCTCGACAGCGCGAAGCCGCAGTAGTTCTCCACCCACGCGACCGCCGCGTCGATGAGCCGCTGAAGCTCGACGTCGTCCGTCGTGTAGTCGATCCGCAGAGCGGATTTGACCGTGGAGAGTAAGATGGCCATGCAAACGGCTCGGCGGCGTTTCCGCCGCCAAGCCGCGGGAAGTGGAGTATCAGCTGTAGATGGCGGCGAACGCCTCGGGGAGCATGATGTGCGAATCCGTGCGCGTGTAAACGTACAGGTTGACGTTGTGATTCGCCGCACCGCTGTACGGATCGATCATGCTGGTGATGCCGGTGCGATCGAAGATTTCGAAGTAGCTGAAATCACCGACGACCGCGAACACGTTGTTGTCGCTGGTCGCCGTCGGCACGTACTGGCCGACGCTGTACGGCACGCCGTAGATCGTGCCGGGAAGGCCGACGACGTTCGTGGAAGGCACGCTGCCGGCAGGCGAGAACACGTAGTAGCCGGCGTTGTCCTTCAGCTTGCGGATCTGCTTCAGCATCGTGTCGGACACGAGCCAGCGGAACCGCGGCGACGTGCGGTACTGAGGCGGCACCGCGTGAACGGCGTCGATCACGTTGTCGGCCGTGGTCGCGGTGAGCAGACCGCCGACGCCGAGGTTGATACCCTGCGAGATCGCGCCGGTCGTGCCGATGTCGACGCAGATTCCCTGCGGCTGGCCGGAGCCGGTGCCGACGGTGTAGTATTCCTCCTGCTTGAGCGCGATGCTGAGCGCGCACTTGTCGGCGACGTACTGAAGGCCGCTGCCGATGCCGGCGTCGCCGATCGCGTCCTCAATGAATTCCTGCGACATGGTCACGCGCGTCGCCAGCTTGTGCGGCACGACCGAGATGGCGGAGGACCACGACGGATCGGACGCCGAGATCGGATCCGCCTCCGCGACAAGCGCGGTGGTGGGAAGCGCGTTCTGGACGGGGATGGTGCGCTTCGAGTCGATCGTCGACACCGTCGAGATCTGGCGCATGACGTTCGCCTTGAACATCCGCTCCACGATCCGCCGCTCCATGTCGGTCGGAATTCCGGCGTTCGCGCTGCCAGTGGTGAGCGCGCGCATTTCGGCGGGGTTGCCGCTCGCGACGGCCTTGAGCCACCGCTGCGCGTACTCCATGCTGTCGCGCGACTCGACGGTGTTCGCGGTCGCCTTCGGCGCGTAGACGGGTTCCGCCAGACGCGCCTCCAGCTCGGCGGCGCGCTTCTCGGCGGCCGCCTTCTCCGTCGCCATCGCCTGCATCCGCTGCTCGATCGCGGACAGGTCCGCGTCCATGCGCGCGATGCGCTGCCGCTCCTCGCCGCTGCCTGCGGTGTCGATGAAGCGGCCGTCGTGTCCGGTGCGCGACTCGAAAGCCGCGAGCGACCGACGGTAGTGGTGCGTGAGTTTCTCCAGCTCGTTCAGCTCTTCAGCCATGACATCCTCGCAATGTGAAGTTCCAGCCGCCTGCGCGCGGCCTCGCCAGCGGCCGCGCGAACGCCGCGCAGGCTGGAATTGGTCTGTGGGTACGCCGCGCGCTGCACGATGGAGATCTCCACCAGCGTCGCGGCGCGGATCGTGCGCTCGGTGCGCGCCTTGTTCCACGTGTCGCGCTCGACCATGAATCCGAACGACATCTCGCCGGTGAGGTCGCCGCGGCGCAGAAGCTCGCGCACGTCGCGGCCGAGCTGCGTGTCGGCGATCTCGGCGTCGAACGCGAGGCCAGTGCGGTCGCTCGCGAGGCGGAGCGTGCCGCTCGTCGTGCGCGCGAGCGGCTGGCTCTCGTCGTGGTTGTAGTAGAGCATCACGTCGCCGCGGATCGAACGGCCGAACGCACCAGGCGCGATCCGTTCGATGAACGCGCGGCCACCCTCGACCAGCTCGCGCGACGGCTGGTCGTAGACCGCGGCGTAGCCGGCGAGCAGACGGCCTTCGGTGGCGAGATCCGCGGAGATGTCACGACGCGAAATCATTGACGCTCCCCGCTTCCGCGCTGGTGTCCGAACCGAGGTTCGTGGTTCCGCCGCCGGTCCCCATGTTGAGCGCGAGCGTCGGCGTGTCGAGTCCCTCGAGCGGCTCCAGATCAAGCTTGGCGCGCGCTTCGTTTCGGGTGATGATCCCGGCCTCTACGCCGGTGCGTAGCGCGGCGAACGTTTCCGCCATCGTCGGCTTGATCAGCTCGTCGGTGTCGAATTCGAACGTATCGCCGGTGCCGCCGAGCTTCGAAAGAACCTCGGCGCGGAACGCACCAAGCCAATGCGAAAGGCACGAATCGACGTAGGTCCGTCCCATCCACTCAAGCGAGCCGTATGCGTTGCCGCTCGACGCCATTCCGAGCATATGCGCCGGCACTCCGTAGATTCGGCTGATGTCCTCGATGGAGTACGCGCGCGCGGCGCTGATTCCCGCATCCTCCAGCGTCGAGGAAATGCGCTCGACGCGCATTCCCTCCGCGAGGACGAGCGGCTTGCCTGCGTTCTCCGATCCGGCGTGATCCGACTGGAACTTCTCCGCGATCGCCTGCCGCGCGCCGGCGCTCAACGGTCCTGGATGCACGATCGCCAGCTTCGGGTTGCCGGCGTTCCGCATCACCTCCAGCTGCGCGGACTCCTGCGCTCCCATGATCGTGAGCGAGGTGCGGCACACTCGCACCGGCGACTCTCCCCAGAGGCCGCCGAACCCGAGCGCGCGAAGGTGGAACACGTCGGAGAACGGAAGGTCGCCGTACTGCGCCGAGCGGTAGAACGGCTCCGAGCGCGAGACGTCGAGCGACACGGACTCCACGTCGAGTGGCTGAAGCGCGAACACCTCGCCGCCGCGCGTGCGGTTGATCAGCGCGAACGCGTTCCCGTACAGGCACGCTTGCAGCATCATCGCGCGCCTGAACTCGTATCCGGACACGTACGGCGTCGGCTGGTTCAGGAGCGTGGAAAGGAAAGGGATGGACGAGCGGAATCCGATGCGCGCGGTGTCCTGTGCGATCAGACTGCACGCGCGGTAGACCGGGGTATACGACAGCGCCGACAGCGGCGTGATCACCGGCATACCGCCACGGTCCATCGTCGGCAGCATCACGCCGAACGTTGGATAGTGGCCGAGCCAGCGGCGGAACACCTCGCGGAGCATGGCGGGATAGTCGAGCCGTCCCCCGTCACCGTCCGCCGCTAAACAATGTGGAAGTTAAATTTCCTCTTCGTAGCAGCTGGACCGCTTTCCACCCCAGACGTGGATGGCGATGATGCCGGCGACGAGCGGATCGAGGATGCAGTGCGTGCGCGACTTCACCGGCCGCACGTTGCCGTTCTGGTCTGACTTCGCGTGCGCCTCCGCGCAGCTGCGCCGCATGATCGGATCGTCGCCGATCACCAGCTTGCCACCCACCCACAGGTTCTGCCAGAGCTGGCACCCCGGACCGAACGTGGCGATCCCCATGCTGTACGGCTGGAGCGGCACGCCTTCCGCGATCAGCTCCTCGGCCAGGTACTTGCTTCCCCATCGGTCGTACCCGACGAGCCTGAGGTCGTAGTACTCGCGCAGTTCCAGCAGCCTCGCCTTCACCGCGCCGTAGTCGATGTCTCGACCCGGCGTAAGCGTGAGCCGGCCGTCGGCACCCCACTGGCGGATCGGCATCCGGTAGTCCAGCTCGCGCTGCGCCACGTCCTGTCTCGGCCACCAGTAGTGGCCTTCCAGATACACGCGGCCGTCGTCCAGCGGCACCGCCACGACGAGTGCCGTCATGTCAAGAGACTTGCTCAGGTCGAGGCCGCACCACGCGGCGCGGCCTCGCAGACTGTCGCGCTCGACGCCGGACACGGACGGCCATAGCGCCATGTCCAGCCAGCCGCCGGTGTTCTCGTCGGCGCGCGCGCAGTGGTACCGGCTGAACTCTCCGCGTCCCGCCGGCGAGCGTTTCATGGTGTTCCACGAGCGGCGCAGGCTCTTCACGTCCGGCTGGCCAAACGCCATGCCGGGGTTCGCCTTCGGCCAGGTGGACTCGTCCTCCATGCTGTCAGTGGAGTCGATCCCGTACAGGATCGGGATCGTGGCGTCGTCCTCCACCTCCTGCGACAGCACCGCCTCGGCGCCTTTCACCAGCTCGGCGTAGTGGTTTTCGGGGTTGCTGCCGGGGGTCGAAATGATCACACCGAGCGACTCGCGGCGCTTGCTGCCGGTGGTCAAGAGCTTGGTCAGAAATCTGCCTTTGAACTCGGCCGCCTCATCGGCGATCCACAAGCTCGGGTTCAACCCGTCCAGACTCCGCTCCAGCGCCGGCAGCGCCGTCATTTCGCAGTCGGCCGCGCCGCGGTTGATGCGGTTGAACCGCACCTGTAGATCGGTGTCGGTGAGCCGCATCGCCATCGTGCGCGCGGTGTCCAGGCAGATCCCGGCCTGCTCTTCGTTGTTCGCGATCACGTGGACCCTGCGGCCTTCCCCGGCGAGCAGATCCCAGAGCGACAGGCCGGCCATGAGCGTGGTTTTCCCGTTGCCTCTGGCGACCTGAATCAGACCGAGCTTCGCGCGCCGGCGGCCGTCCTCCACCCACCGCCAGCCGATCAGGTTCGCCAACGTCCAGACTTGCCACGAGTGCAGCTCGAACGGCTGGCCGCTGTCGTCGCCGACGAGCGACAGACGGCGGAAGTGCTGGACGAGCGCGTCCACGCTCGTCCAGTCCATCGCGAGGTCGGTCCGCTCAAGGTCGCGACGCCACCGAGCGGCCGCCGCGTAGATCCATTTCCCGGCAGGCACCCCGCCAGACAGCACGGCGTCGGCGTAGGCGGTGGCGATCTGCTGCGATCCTGCGTCCATCGTGGTCGATCGTGCTGCGAACGGTCGCGATCCCGTGTCGCATTTCTTGGAAGG